AGAACCATTATTATTTTTAAGGGGAAATGTAGCTAATCCTAATTATTACCATCAAAATATAATTCCGAAAGACTTATCAATAATATGTTCATCTACAAATGATTTAATTTTATATAAATTGGAATATTTTCTAGCCGGAACCTATACAGGTACACAACCATCATGGACAAATGTTAATTCTGCTTATAGTGTTGCTCAATATGCACCTAATCTTGCTTCAGGATATAATAATACGAACGCTATTACATTAGACCAAGGTTATTTTTATGGAAGAGGTATCAATACATTTTCATCATTAGGAGATGTTTTTACAAGTCAAGTATTACAACTTACTTCAAATATTACTAATGATTCAGATATTCTTGTTTTAACTGCCACTTTTGTAGCTAGTTCAGGTAATACAAATGTTTATGGAACACTTTCATGGCAAGAGTTATATTAAATAATTAACCATTTATCGATTGTATTTGACATTATTTGAACAGAAGAATAATCAACTACTATTGTTGCAGAAGATTGTCCTCCAATGGTATTTCCTCCTGTTGCTCCAATAATAAGATTATTATTTGAAAGTTGTCCAGCGCTATCAACAATATTATGTATTCGTTTTTGACTATTATCTAAAGTAGATATTAATGGCAAATTTATTGTTAATGGTCCATTTGTTGTATCTACTTGATAAACATTATAATAACTAGGGTCTGTTGTTAATGATGGAATAGTAAAACCTGTACCTCCTATTGGTGATGTTATTTGTGTGATTGTATAATTTGTATAAAAATTAGGCTGTGTAGGTCCTGTGGGTCCTGTTGAACCTGTATCTCCAGTTGGTCCTGTAAAACCAGTTGGTCCTGTTGGTCCTGTTGGTCCTGTTGCTCCAGTATCACCAGTTGGTCCAGGATTTTTTATTAAAGAATATACGGGACCTAAGAATCCGGTTAATCCTGTATTTCCTGTTCCAGTAGTAACAAATGCTTGGGCAATTAAATCAAAAGAATTATCATAAACATTTCCAGTGGGACCAACTTTCCATCCAGTTGTTCCGGTTGGACCAGTTGAAGTTATTAATCCTAATGTATTAAAAGCTGTAAATGGAGTAGCAAATCCACCAGCTGTAAAAACAACACCATCATTATTTAAGCCAATTGTTCCAGTTTGTCCTGTACTGCCAATAATATTTACAGTTCCTGGACCAATATTTAAATCTTTCCATCTTAAACTAGGTGTACCTAAACTATAAATATTATCTACAGTAGGATATATATTTCCGTTAACATAAACTATGTCGCCTGTAGGACCTGTAGATGTATACATAGTTGCGGATTTATAAAATGTACCTGAATTACCGTAAACTACTACATTTCCATATCCTGTATCTCCAATATTTATTCCTGCACCTGTTGGTCCTGTATCACCTGTTGGTCCTGTATTACCTGTTGGTCCTGTATCACCTGTTGGTCCTGTATTACCTGTTGGTCCTGTATTACCTGTTGGTCCTGTAAAACCAGTTGGTCCTGTTGGTCCTGTTGGTCCTGTATCACCTGTTGGTCCTGTTGAACCTTTTGAACCTGTTGGTCCTGTAAAACCAGTTGGTCCTGTTGGTCCTGTAAAACCAGTTGGTCCTGTTGGCCCTTGAATTCCTGTAACACCTTGTGAACCTGTAAGACCTTGTGAACCTGTTGGTCCTGTATTACCTTGTGGTCCTGTTGGTCCACCACAAGGAGGAATATAACAATCACACACATCTGGTACAAAATCACAATCAGTTCCACAATCGCAAATATCTGGACCAGAATAATCACAATCAGGGCAGGCAACCCAAGAACCACAAGCGGAAGCAGTTGCTGAATATGGCCTGCCATTTATATTTGTAACATTTAAATTTGTAACTGTAATGTTTTGACTATTTATATTATTAGTATTAATGTTACTCATTTATATAAAAAGCAAACATATTTTAATTTACATAAAATAATTTATATTATTCATTTAATAATATAAATTTAATTAATTTATAATAATTCACTCTAAAGAAATAATAGAATCAAAATTATGGTATTGGTAATGGTCTTTGATTCTTTTGTATTACTAAAGGCTCAGGCATAAATATTGGTCCTTTTTCATATATGTTTACGGATTCAATCTTGGCTAATTCGGGAACAAAAATAGGAGCAGGATTAACTAAATTGGTAGAATTAACACCAAATAAAAATGATTCGATATCAGCTGCGTTATATGATAATTTATTCCAAGGTATTTGACCAGGATTTAATCCATTTCCTGCTAATCTCGTATTATATGCTGCACCATATTGCGAATTGGGATACAATGTATATCCACTGGATTCATTGTATTCTTTTTGTTCTAAACAATAATTTCCGGGAGTATTTTTATTGCGTGTAGAAGCCATATTTATATATACATATACTTTTAAAAAAAGTATAGCAAAATATCTTATTATACTTTTTTAAAAAAGTCCATTTTTTCAAAAAATGGAGTTAAAGAATTTCAGTGGATTAAAATAACATTTTTTTTAGTTCAATCAATGATTCATTAGAATTACTTATTTTACCAGTTTCTATGAATTCAGATATACATGGATGAACTAAATACAAATAATCAAATGAAAATAATATGATAAATCCTAATTCTAAATCCACATTATTAAAAAAATTATTAGAAACTTTTGATATACATGATTCTAGAAACTTTTCACCATTAATATTTTTATATAAATTACTAATAATATTATTAATTATTTTTTCATCAAAACATTGGTCATCTATTTTAAATACATTGCATAAATCTCGTCTATATAAGGCATCTCTAACAAATTGTTTTTCAGTATCATTTAGTATTTCTATTTCTGATTGTAAAAATATATCAGAATCATTATAAGAACAAACATATTTTGTATTATAATCCATTTTAAATATATTTAACAATTAGTTTTAAATATATTTATTAATTAATATACTTTTGTAATAAACTTTTTTCATTTCCTAACGTGTGAAATCGTCCATTTTATATTAATTTTCCATTAATATATATTTTATCATATTTTTGATAATAAAAATCAAAACATTTTATTTCATCATCAGTTGAATAAGTTGGAATAATGTCATTTGATGAAAAAGATAATATACCTATAATAATTTTTGACTTGAATTTTTTAATATTATTTTTTTTTCTATACTCATTTAATCCTTTTATTAATATATTTTTCACTTCATTGTCTAACCCTTCGTGGTCATCTGAAAAATAATCAAAACAATATTTACCATAATATGTCTTATAGTTTTTTCCAACTTTATAAATGAAAGTAATAAATGGCATATAGATTAAATTATTAATTTATATTTAAGTAATTTTTATTTTTGGTTATTTAATTTTTAACTCCATTTTCATAACTTTGTGAAAAAAATAATTTACACATATTGAGTGCTAGTATGTTTATTAAAATAATCTTTATCACGAGTTAGCTCACGAGATGGAACACCACCACGAATCCACCCAGCACTTGCTGCTCCTTCAACATAATTAGAAGGATTTGACATTGTTTCTTTAATACTTGGCAAAAGGGGTGTTTGATGATATTTAATATAACTTTTTTCACTTAAATTGTTAATGCTGCGTTTATTAACAAGAGACTCACCTTGTTGAATTTGAGCTTCCATAACGGGATTAACAGAACCACGTCCTAAAAATGGCACAGTAGCAAATGGCCGTTGAAATAAATCAATACGGCATCTAGGGTGTGTTTGAATTGTTCCTATTTGTAAATTAGATGAATCATTAATATTACAACCTCCAGCTCCAACATTAAATCCACCATTATAAAAAATACCAGGTTGAGATGTAGCTAAATCAATAGGTTTTTTCATTGTACAGTCAGAAGCAAAATAATTTTGTAACATATAATTAGCATGGCTCATATTTTGAATAGTAGTTTGGTCAATACAACAAGGGTCTAGGCCAATTCTTGACATATTATCAAAAGTATAATTAGAAACGTTAGCCATTTATATATATAGTAAAATAATTTTTTCTAAAGATAATAATTATTAAACTACTTATAAATTAATTATAAAATTAATAAAGAGTATTATTAATTTGTAGTATGTTTTAATGTTTCTAAATGTCTATCAAATAATATTTTAATAAATGTTCCAAAATCACATTTATTACAATAAAATTTAAACTGTTTCTCTCTATCTTCTTTAGAAGAATGTTTTGTTAAATAATGTGTTTTCATATTTATTGTTTTATTTGTTTTATAGCTACATAACTTACATATTGGTTCTAAAATTTTATCATTTCTTTCTTTTCTTTTAATTTCAGTATGTTTTTTACTTTTTAAATGTTGGTTCCAAATAGATATATATTCACAATTAAAACTACATTTTTGACATTTATATTTTGAGTCTTGAGTAAAATTCATTATTTAATAATTAAATATTTTATTTTTAAATTATTTAAATATAAATACTATATATAGCCTATAATGACAAAACGAATAAAATTTGATTTTAAAAGATTGAAAGATTATTGTGATGAAAATAAAATTAAACTTGCTGAAGATTATAAAAATTTAATTTTAAATAAGGAAAATATAATTATAGGATATTGTATATATGAAAATTGTTGTAATTTATTCCAGAAAAAATTTTGTGAATTAATAAAAACTAATGGATTTTGTTTTAAATGTAAAAAAATAGTTTCTAATCAAAAAAGGAATAATACTTGTTTAGAAAAATATGGCGTTAATAATATAACTAAAACTGAAGAATATAAAAACAAAAATAGTACAAAAAAATATAATTTTGAATTGTTACAAAAACACTGTACTGAAAATAATATTATTCTTTTAAAAAATTATAAAAATGAAAAACTAAATGCTTCTTATTTAATAGAAGGAAAATGTTCTATGAATAATTGTTTAAATAATTTTTATAAAAAATTTTATAAATTTTATAATACTAATTCATTTTGTAATTCTTGTATTTTAATTAAATCAAAAGAAACTAGAAAAAATACTAATTTAAAAAAATTTGGTGTAGAAAATTTGTTTGAATCTGAAGATACAAAAAATAAATCAAAAAATACTAATTTAAAAAAATTTGGTGTAGAATATCCTACTCAAAGTAAAGAAATTAAAAATAAAATTAAAAATACTAATTTAAAAAATTGGAGTGAAACACATCATTCAAAAAATAAAATTATTCAAAATAAAATAACAAATACAAATATTCAAAAATATGGATACTCTCATTTAATGCATAATCCAGAATATCTAGCTTTAATAACTAACAAGTCTTTTAAATATAAAAACTACATTTTTCCATCAGGTAATATAATTAAAATTCAAGGTTATGAAAATTATGCTTTAGATGAACTAATTATAACTGAAAAAATAAATGAAACAGATATAATTACAGGAGTTAATAATGTTCCTGAAATATGGTACAATAGTTTAGATAATAAAAAACATAGACATTATGTTGATATTTTTATTCCTTCTCAAAATAGATGTATAGAGGTTAAATCTGTTTGGACTTCTAAAAAAGATAATGTATTTTTAAAACAAACGGCAGCAAAAGAATTAGGATATCATTATGAATTATGGATTTATGAAAAAATGGGTAAAAATAAAATTTGTTATAAATAGTATTGTTTTTAATAAAGAGTATATCTGTAGTTGTCTTGAACCCTCGCAATAGCACCTTCTGGAGTGCTTTCCTTTGCTGAATATTTTAGGTCATTATATAAAAATTGTGCGAATGCTCCTTGGTCATTTGCGACTTTTGTATTTGCTGTG